AATGATACTCGTTGTTGGTGTTCCTGTTATTGTCAACTCACCCAATGGATTATTAACATTGACTGGGTTGAAAGCGTTTAAATAAACAACACCATTTGTGTAGTCAATACTTCCAATATTATTGTTTAGAATTACTTTAGTTGATGCAATATTAGGATTATTATAATACAACTCTAATGTACCAAATTGTCCTATCAAATTAACAATGCCAGCACCAAGCGCTCCAGTTGTATCGTTTGATGCATTAGTGATTGTTACGAAAGCAGTTGTGTAACCACTTCCTGGTGTCACCACAACGATTTCTTTTATACTTCCGTTACCATTCAAAACAGCAGTAGCTGTTGCACCACTTCCGTCACCATTGATAGTAACTGTAGGTGGTGTTTGATAACCGTAACCAGGATTTATAACTGATATTGATTGTATGCCAGATGTTGAAGAAGGAATTTCTTGTATATAAACATCACTTATAGTTCCAGTTGGATCATTATATGAGAATGAAGGTGTGTTGTATATACCACTTAAAAATGTTCCTTGTTGTAAAGGCACACCATAATATAGTTTATAACTGTTGGCTGAACCTAACTTTGGATAGAATTTCTTCTGTACTTTAACTGATATCTCATTAGTAATGATAGATTGATTACTATTTTGAATGATGTTTACCAAATCTGAAGACTTGAATGTTGAATTAAACGTATTGAGTGTTGACAATGCAAAGTTATTGATAGCATTTGCAACTACATTTTGAATACTGCCAGCATTCAATGTTGTTTTCTTAGGATCATATAGTACATTACATGTGATTTGTAAGTATGTGTAATCTGGATCCACAATTGTAGGTTCAACAGTTAAAACTGAATATGGTTTGATAGTATTTTGAATCAGTCTTTGCTTCTGTGTTTCAGTCAACACATATCCGCCTGTTGGTTTCAAACTCATAAAGACTTGGCCATAAATTGGAGGATTATTTTCTTCACCACCCCATACGTTCACGGCATCAAATGAAATACCTAAATTATTTTGTTGCAACAGAGAGATGTAGTCTTCTTTTGTTACTGCACGACCTTGAGCTGCATAAGATTTTGGTGCTTGAAATTTAATTGAATCAACAGATTCTTTATTTTTACCTTGTGATGCAGCAATCTGTGGTGTTATGACATAACTACCAAGATTAGGAGAACTATTCATATACACAAAGTTATTTGCACCTGTTGCAGCAGAACCATCTGTTGCCACATAACTTACTTTTACAATATTGCCATCTGATAATTGTTGTCCTAATACACCATTACCAAAACTTATTTGATAGTTTCCGTTGATACTTTCTTGTAAAAAGTATACTTTAGATGTGCCGTTTAGAGTCAAATAATTTTGTGTTTGTGTATAAACATCATAAGCTGTGTTTGATACTGACTGCTGAACTAGAACCTGAATGGTTGAAGTGTCAATATTAGGATCAGGTATCTCAAATGTGTATGTTGGATTACTTGTACTGTTTACTGTAAAATTAAAGTTAACTGGTATACCTTGTTTCAACTCTAGGTTTGTAATTGTTGCAATACCAGATGTGACTGGTACAGTTGTTGAATCAATCGTGACAAAGTTATAGTTGACACCACCAATTGCTTCAGACATGAAGTTACTAAATTTTGGTATAGTGAAAGAAGATGTTGTAATGCCACGGCCAGTAAAATTAATGTAGGCGGTTGGTGCCACAGCAGATGCAGGCACATAACCTAATGCTTTTGCCTGAGAAACAACAGAACTTCTTTGCAATGCTGAATCTAAGAACATCTCATTTGCCACCATATTTAAATAGTAGGCATTGTATTGTGTATTGTATGCTAATACGTCCAACAATACTGATAATGCAGAACCTTGAAAGTTATAATCTTTAAATGTGTCTTGATTCTGTAAATAAGTGATAAAATTGCTTTTAATACTATTAAAATCAAGGTCCGTTATTTGTACGTTAGTATTTGACGATGACATTATCTCGACCTTTGCAGAATTAAATTAAATGTTGTTGGCAAAGTGTTGTTTCCTATGAATAGTTGCAAGGTCACATTGAAAGAATTAGTATCAGGACTAGGATTAACAACCACACTATTTACACTGGCTCTAGGTTCATAATTATTGATGACGTTTATTATCTCATCTTTAATTGCACTAGCAGTTACACCGCTAGCAGGTTCAAATAACAATTTATCGATGTTTGAACCCAAAGTTGGTTGAAATGGTCTATCATAAAAATTTGTCAATAACAGATTACGAACAGCACGAATGACTGACTGCTCATCATAACTGAGAGCAATATCGTTGGTGACCGGTAAACGATTAAACGTCAGGTCAATATCTGTGTATAAATTCTTTAGGTTTGCCATTCTTTATTTATAGAGCCTAGGAGTAAAACGCTAATAGGAACTCTTGGAGCCCGTCCGGAGATTTTAGGGGGCTCCGCGAAATTTTCGAAATTTTAGGAAGTTGCATTTATTCTAGATACTCCGTTGCTAGTTCCTATGAAAGTATTTACTAAAAATGTCTTTGTTTCGCCTGGGTTTACTAGAGATTTGGTAGTATTGTAGTTGTTTATAGCCAATTTCATGTTGTAATATACCGATTTATCGTATAATTCTCGTGTACTCATCATACCTACGACATTTGCAAAATCGTTATTGATTTGTGAAACTTGGTTATACGTTAAATTTGATGAATAGTGTGCCACTTCACTCATATCATAATATATACTTACACTATTTGATATGATATTTGCGTTATTTGCAATGGTATTGGCCATCGAATTAATCTGATTTGCAACCAAAATACTACTGAAACACGCCAACATAACAGAATTATTGACTATACCATCAGTTTGATTAGTCAAATATGTTAAAGTTTTGCCTGCCGTAGTTGCGGAATCTAAGTAAGGCAAGTTGGTTACATCTATTTTTGCAACAACATCAGCATTAATGCTTCTAACACCAGATAATCTATCAGTGTGATATAAGAATGTCTGTGCATTAGTTGTTAATGTTGTACCAGAAAGTGATAAGAATTGACAATTTGCTGCAATATTAGTAAAAAATACATTTATTCCACTATTACTACCTGTGAGTGTACCAAAAGACAAAATGGTATTTGCTGCATTACTCATCAAGTGAATTGCATTTGCTTCTGGATTGTATGTGTAACCAGTAACATTATTGGCAACAATATCATGTGACTGCCAACTTGTAATCATCGGTGGCATCGTATTTAAGTGATCCTGCGTATCTTGAGACAGGTTGACTATATTAGAATCACTATATGTGATACCTAGTGAACCATAAAGACCTGATGCGTTATTTACTAAAGCCATAATATTTCCTTAAACCATAATATTTGTTGGTGTGCCTGTGATACCATTTGGTGCAGGATGTGTATGTGTATCATACAAATGTGTATTGACAACATCCGTCATTGTCACGGCACTCATTATACCAAAAGTTCCAGTCGGTGCCACAACACTTGCCGCTGATGTGATTATACCTATTGCATTGATGCAACCTGGAACTGCAACTGGGAATCCAGCAGGCACACCTACTGATATACCACCTGTTGGTGTTGTAAATCCAGCCAAACCAGCACTAACACCTCCAGTTGGTCCTGTACCTAGTCTTGATTCAGCAGTAATTACGTCTCCTGTGATTGAACCAGCAACATTCAAATCACCAGATACAAAAACATTATCACCAGTATTTAATCTCAATGAACCACCTAAAGATGTTGGTAAAGCTGAACCGACAGCAATTTCCATATCAGAATCTGATGATAGGTGCATTCCGTCACTGCCTCTAGAGTGAACAAACATGTTACCAGCAACATCGAGTGTATAATCACCACCGACTTGCATGTTCAAGTCTTTCAATATGTTGATGTTTGCATCGCCATCAATCTCAATATTGCATGTGCCTTTAATCAATACATTCTTGCCACCAATCGTGATTTCGTAACCATCACCATATACTTTATGCACTTCATCGCCATTTGGATGCATCTCAATAAATGTACCTGAACGATGTGATAGTCGAATTCTTTCACGTGTTGGTGTGTCATCCATCTCAAATGCATGACCAGATTCAGTTGCAGTCACATGATTATAAGGATAAACTGGTTGATAATCAGTATTAGCTGCTGATTCTGGCTCTGTCCAAGAGCTGTCGTTTGCTGGTCTTGTTACTGTGGTTGTTGTCATAATTTAAATCCTCAGGGTGTACTCTTTTTCTGTGCAAGACTTTGTGTTGTCGTATTTGCAACAGAATTTGCTGAAGGTATGGTTGAAGTTAACAAAGACAAAGTACTATTTGCCGTAACAACATCGTTATATGAAGTGTTTGCAGTTGTTGGTTGTGATGCAGTTGTCAATGCACTTGAAACGTTTGCCGATGATTGTTTTGATTGCTGACTGGATGATAACAAAGAACCTGCTTGTTGTGATATCACACTTGCAGCTGCAACAGCAACTTGAACTGATGCAACCGTTTGCACTGTTGCACTAATAACTTGTTTTGTTGCATTGGTCACATCACTAAATGGATTTGAAAATGCACCGTCTAACAAATGCAACAACGAACTCAATAACTTGAGTAAACAACCTTGTAGTATTGCTTGCAGTCTTGCTGGTAAACTTTGAATCCAGACAACCATTGCTTCTGCAAATGCAATATAACCAATCACTTCTTTTTCAAAATT